ATCCCCCCGCACGCCTTCGGCGTGGATGATATCGCCTTGATCCTCGTCTCTCTTCCCGATCCTGTTCCCAGTGGGGGTCAGTTCTACCAAGCACTACTGGGCACATTCTCGCAAGCGCCGAAGGGCGGCGTTCGCGGCGTGGGCGACGATGGGCACTTTGGCGTTGCCGTAGACCTTGACGGTATGTCCGGCGGTCGGCGCTCCCGCCGTGAACTGAATCCACCGCTGGGCGTCATTGTACAGGACCTGCACGGTCGCGGGGTCGGTCTGGTTCGCGGTCCCTACGGTCTGCACCACGCCGTCCAGCGTCACAGTGATGGTACTTTTGTCGTAGGGATACGAGGTCGTGAAGAACTGTGTCGTGCCGTCCGTCGGAAAGGTGTCGGGGGTGTTCCCTGCGGTGAAGGTCTTGCTGTAGTTGCCGCCGATGACATAGACGGAGTTCTGCATGTTCTGCAAATTCAGATCCACGTCGAGCGAGTTCCACTCGATCTTCCCGCTCGTCGCGTCCACCGTGATCGGGGCGAGGCCGCCTTCCCCGACGGCGCTCTCAACGTCGCCAAGGAAGAAATGGATGTCCTTCAAGGGGTCGATATACCAGTCCCAGCCGATGAGCTTGGCGAGCGACTGGAGCGCCTTCGTGGGCTGCTGATAGTTGAACTTGATGGACGGGATGAGGAAATTGCCGCGCTGAACGTGGTTCGTCGTGAAACCCTTGCCGGGCGCGAAGTTCGTCACGATGTCGGCCACGATGTCGGCCGGGTCCATCATGGCGTAGTTCTTCTTCACGAGAGTGCCGTCAAACAGATATCCCCAATCGCTCACGGTCACCTGATAGCTGATGAGTAGCCCCTCGATGGTCGCCTCGACTTCCGTCACTGTGCCGCCGAAAATCAGGCCCGACGAATCGTAGAGCTTGATCGTATCGCCGATGGCTGGGACGCTGACGGCGGGATAGGTCTGCCCGACTCCGTTGCTGACTTGAAATTTAAGCGTGGCGTTTTCTTTGGTCAAAACGCTGGTACAGTCCAATGTTTTCCATTGGACGGAGCCGCTGATGTCGGTGCCGTTGTCCGTGATTCTGACTGGATTCATGAGGCGTAGTTGCGAAGGCGAAGCTGGCGGTTTATCTGTTTAGCAAGCTCGTTCGCTATCATCGTGGCGCCCTGGCTGTCCAAATAATTCCCTCCCAAGATGTTTACGACTATGCCTCCCCCGCCGCCTGTAAGCGCGCCCGGCGTCTTCGTGGCGATGAGATAGTCCGAGGGGTCCGACTGGATGACCTGGCCGCCCGGCGTGATGATGGCATCGTGGACGTTGAGGACGGATGACACCGCCCCGCCGACGGCCTTGCCGAAACTCGACGCCACACTCCCGACGGCGTTGACGGCGTTCAGCACCGGCGCGAAGATGCCCGTTGCCCAGCTCACGAAGGCTTGGATGGTACTCCGAAGGAAATCGAGCGCGGAGGTGAGGGCGGTCTTGATGCCGTCCCAGATGCCGATGAAGAATGAGGAGACGGCGCCCCAGACGGTGTTCCACGCGCTCTGAATCTCCCCCAAGTTGCTAACGATGAAAACGAGTAGGGACCCCAGGCCGGGGAGCAAAACCTCGACGATCTGCTTCCAGTATTTTTGGACTATGCCGACCATGAGCTGCCATATGGCCTCAAGGTTCTCCTTGATGCTCGTCCAGTTCGCGATGATGATGGCGGCGAGAAGCGCGATGAGCCCGATTAGGAGCGTGAACGGGCCACCGAGAACGGCCACGACCACCGCCAGTGTCCCGAAAATGATGAGGAGCGAGCCGAGAAGCGTCAAAAGACCGCCGAGGATGCCCACGAAAAGCAGGATGGTCTCGGTGAGCTTCTGGTGCTTCTGCGTCCAGTCGTCCACCGCGTCGATGATCTTCACGATGACGCCGAGGAACTGGGTGAGCATGGGAAGTTGCGTCGAACCCATGTCCGAGACCAACTTGTTAAAACTCTGCATCGCGACAGCGAGCGAACCCGAAAGCGTGCCGGCATAGGCCTGCGCCTGTCCGTTCACGGCTCCCTGCACAGCCTGCAAAGCGTCCATCCCGGAAAGGCCGTCCTTGATCTGAATGCCGTAGGTGGCGAGCGCGCGGCCCTGCCCGTTCATGGCGAGGATGACCTGATTCGTGGCCGTGGCGAGGTCGAGGTTCTTCGCGCGCGCGAGATCCATGGCCGCCTGGTTCACCTGCATCGCCTCGCTCACGCTCTTGGTCGCCGTAAACGCCTGTTTCAGGCTGTTCGTGCTGTCAGTGACGGAGAAACCGAGCGACACGTTCGCGGTCGCCTGATCTTCCAGCTTCTCCGTCACGTCGTCGGTGGAGTCCCCCGAGAGTTTCTGGGCGTTCGTCAGGATGTCGAGCTGCTCCTGATATTTTTGGATATTGAGCTGATCGGTGGCGATGCTCGCCGCCGCTTTCGCGTGCGATGCCGCCGATTTTTCGACACTGCCCGTGTGCGTGTCGAGCGTCGCGGTCGCTTCGGCGATGGACGCCTTGTAGCCGTTTATCTTGTCCTGCAAAAATGAGACCTGGGTCGCATAGGACCCGGTCGAATCGCTCGCGCCCGCCATGGCGTCGGTGACGGCCTGTTTCAGGCTGTCCTGCGATTCCTGCACGTTCGCGGCGGAATACACACCCCCTGCGTAGGCCGCTGTGAGCGTTGCGCCGAACGCCGCGATTTCCGTGCCGGAGCTGATGGCCTCCTGGCCGACCTGCTTCAGGTTGTTCTGCGCGCCTTCAAGGGCCGCCGCCGATTCATCGACGGCTTGGATAAGTATTTCAAGAATCGACTGCTGTGCGGCCATGATGGGCGGATTGGACTAAGGTTTGGATTCGAGCCACTTTTCGACCGATTTGTTGGCGCGGTTCGCGATGCGCAAAAGCTTGACGACGAACGCGACGCCGACAAAGGCGAAGAAGAGAAGCAAGAAAATTACTGCGATCATGATAATGAGAGAATGTTGACGTTCCGACCTTTTGCCTTAACACTGCCTCACAATCGTCGTTTTGGCAAGGTCAGCCCGTCTTCTTCGCCCGACGATTCGACTCCTCGGCCTCCTCGCGCAACATCGCGAGTACGACCTGAATGAACCAATTCGGCTGATTTTGGTAGGTGTGCCAATCCCAACCGAACTCGCGGCATACCAAGGCGGCGACCATTTCCGGCTTCAGCTCGGCCCGGCCTAAGGAGAAAAACTCGTGCCAGAGAAGCGAGAGTTCCCCTTCTAAAAATTTCCGTCCGCGAGGCCTTTGACCTCGTTCAGGATGGCCGTGTATTCGGATGCCGGAAGGTCCTGAAGGCGGTCGGAAAGGTTCTCCGCCGAACCGTCGAGCGAAACAACTGCCGCTTCGACTAGCTTCACGTTGCGCTGGATGCCGACGATAAGCGATATTTTGGCCTTGCCGTTGGCCGCTTCGTCGCTCGACACGTCCTGCGACTTGAAAAGCTCCGTAAGGACGTTGTTCACCTCGCGGGCCGTGAGGTAGGTCTTTACGACCGCCGTGTGGCCGCCCGGCGTGCTGATCTCCTTCGTTTCTCTTGATGCTTCCATGGTGAGGATTTTGATTATGCTGCTTTCGGTAATACGACCTTTTGTTTTAGTTGCTTGATGGCGTGATGTTCTCGATGACATTTCTCGCAAAGCGTGCGGCCGTTATTGATGTTCCAGAATTCCTGGCATCGCAAGGCATCTTCGATGGTCTTAATGCCGTTTTCGTGGAATATCGCGGTAAAGGTCTTAGGGAAGTGGTCTGCGTGTAGCGTACCGCCTCCTCGTTTCCCACACAAGACGCAAGTGAACTCGTCTCGCGTAAAGATATCCGATCTCCACTGACGATACTCGAAGCAATGGCGGATTAGCAGGACTAAAGGCGTAATGCCACCTTTCCAATTTCCGCTCTTTGGTCCTGTAAAGCCTCGCCTAATCTCACTCATTCGTCTTTTGAACGCCTCGCTAAACCTTCGGCCCTTCTTGGCTGCACTCATCCTTCGCCTTACTTCGAGGGAATGATGTTTACCTAACATTCCACCGGGCTTTCCCCTTAGACCGTCGCTGATCTTCTTTCTATATTCAAGGGAATAAACATTTCGTTTGCCGCGGTTCCATGCTAGATGCCCCGGCTTGCCGCGATGAGCTTCGCTCATCTTTCTCTTCGTTTCGTCAGATGCGCGAAGACCAAGATGAGCGATGCTGACTTTCCGTCGAAATGCTTCATATGCTTTTGGGTCTTTGGGTACTGCCATGTTTACTAGAAGAGATTTGTCACCTAATAGGAAACCACGGTATTTACCGTCGTTATTGACAACATCTCGCTATTTGTGGTGGAATATACTGCCTTGAACTTGATAACTTGGTAAACTAAGTCTTTAACCTTAAAAGGTCTAGACACTTCCTTGAAGTAGACCTTGTCGAGCAGGATGCTGACCGTCGGGTGCGACGGCACCACGCCGATGTTCACGTCGCTGTTCACTAGCGCGATGGAGAGCGCTTGCGCGACGTTCGGCGTCGCGAGGGCAACGCTTTTCGCGTCGGACTCGTTCTGCCAGATGCACTCGAACGAGCCTTCCACCTTAAACTCCTTGTTTAGGTAATCCGCGGGTCCGACGCTCGACAGCACGTCCTGATCCTCGATGTTCGAGTCGATGGAGAGCTTGAGCGACTTGAGCGCCACGGTGTTGCCGTTGAACGTGAGCGTTCCGATTGCGCCCGTGCTCGCCACCGAGAGGTCGAACGCCGAAGCGCTTACGATGGTCGCGACGGTCGCGCCTGCGGGGACGTTGGTGCCCGAAACCGGCATTCCGACGTTCAGGAGATTCGTGTTGATGCTGAGTCCCGTCACGTGGACGGTGGTCGCCGCAGTCCCGGTCGCCGTGAGCGTCCCGTTCACGCCTGCCGTGGTCGGGGCGTATTTGAACGTCATGTACTGCGGGAGGAAACGGTTTTCCGCCGCGATGGACGGGGTGAACGTGCTTTTGACGGCTCCTTTTAGCGCCTTCACGGAGAGTGACAGGCTTGCGAACTTCTTCAATTCGACATCAAGCTCCGTCTTGTGGATGACGCCGAGCGCGTGCGAGTAGTCCACGCCCGCCAACGAGTCGTGGAGGAACAATGTAAGCGACTGGTGTTGCGCCGACTGCCCGACGGTCGCCTTGTGGTCGTAGACCGTCGTTTCGCCGGCGTGTGCGCCGTCCGCGTTCGCGCCGAGCTGCGCCAATAGGATGAGGGGAAGGCTCTGATCCGTCAGGGGAACCTTGATCGTGCCCTCCGTCCAGTTCTTGACGCGGTACTCGCCGACGGAATCCTCGATGATGCCGTACGCTTCGTCCTGCGTCACGTTCTCGAACTTCTCGTCGAGCGACATGTCGCTGAACGGGAGCCAGTACGTCGCCGACGTTTCCGCCGTGCCACGTACCGATTCTTTCTTTATGCCAACGGCCCCTAAGCGGCCGATTCCTTTTGACATAGTTGTAGTTATTCGTTACTGCTTTCTTTTGGTAACTCGACCTTTTCGGCCGGACTCACCGGCTCGCGCTTCTGCCTGTATGTCTCCTGCGCGTCCTCTATCGTGAGAGCCTTTACGCTCATCGGCTTCCATACGCCGCCGCCTGGGAAGAAGTACTCGTTGAACATGGGAGAGACGGCCTTGACGGTCGTCGGGGAATCCGCCTTGTTGACGGACGCACTGCCGTCCACCATCTTATTGACTTTGTTGTCGATGTCCACGGTTGTGGAATGAGTTAGCTTATTGGACACCGGCAGGGACAACTGCGCGGGCCTTCATCTGTATTGAAAATAACACGTAAGTAACCGAATTGGAACTCACAGGCCCCGGCGCCTCCACGATGGTCGGATAGACTGCGGCGTTCGCACTTCCTTGAAGCGTCGCATCCATGTTGAAGACGCCGATTATCTTGTCCTCCAAACCCGCGAGATACGTCGGGTCGGTTTTGGGAAGGTTTTCGGGCGTCGTCACGACCATGACATACCAGGTGTATTCCATGATGTTGTTGGCCGTGTCCTCGAACTCATTGCCGGAGACGACGGGCGGAATCACGACCGCGCACGGGAAACCGGGCCACACGCGATCCAGCGGACTCACCTTCGACATGTCGTCGGCGAATGCGGAGTTCAAATCACCCGACGTAACGAGCGTATCCAAGTCCGCGAGGATTGCGTCCATCTGAAGTTGTGCGGGGGTCTTATCCATTGGCTTGTGATGCTATCTGAAGGTCTATTTTGTCCAGAGCGGAGACGAAATGCGTGTCAATATCAGGCTGGGATGCTTGAATTATACGCTCAAGAAAAGGATTTGCACGTGTCCCCGGATGATGGACGGTCCTGCCGAATATCTGGCCCGTCTTCGCGTTCGCCAACACTCTGGCGTTCTTGGCTTCGATGATGTGCGGCGCGGTTCCTAATTCGACGTACGGCGCGTATGCGGCTTTCGGATACCATCTGGCCTGCAAATTGCCGATGTCGAATCCCCAGTTCTGGACGAGGTAGCCGCTGCGGATCGGAACCGTGCTCGGGTTGGTGAATTTGGCGAGAATGGCCTGCGCCGCGACGATGGCGCTTTGGACGATGGGCGTGGCGATGGACGGATACGAAGCTAGCGCCGCCTGAAGCTTCGGCAGATTCGGGATGCTGACTTGGAAGGTCGTGTCTGCCATGTTCAGAATATCTGACCCACGCGGGTATAGTTTGCAATGACCTGTTTGTCTTCGGCGTCGTAGTCGTTGCGGAACGCGGTCGTTGCGCCCTGAAGTGTCTCGCTCGACTTGCCGGCGAGCGGAAGCCGTTTGAAGGTGCGCACGACGATGTTCTCGCACGTGTTGGTGAGGTCGGCCGGAAGCCGATGCGTGGTGCCGTTGCCGGCGTTCTCCCAATCCTTCGGGTATCCGGCGACGTAGGTCAGCCGGAGCATGTTCGAATAGATGTACGGCAACTTCCCGTAGACGCGCATGATGCCGGACCTCCCCTGCTCCATGATTTCCGACTGGTCTTGGATGAAAGCCGTCCATGACGGGTTCGAGGGCGTTCCTGAACGCCACTGGAAGCTCAAGAGGCCGCTCACTTCCACGATGACGTTCGACCCGCTAACCTGTGGCGGGATGTTCAGCGTGAAGTTGCCGGCGCCGTCCGTTCCCGTGATGTATGTTCCTTGCGCCAGTCCGGCCCCGAGTATCGGAAGCCCATAGATGTAGTTCGTCGGGCTGATGAGAGGCGTAATCTGGTTCATGAGCGCAGTCGGAAGCATGGTTTGAAGGGCCGCTGAAAAGATGCCGACGCCCTGCGTCACCGTGGCGGAAGCGACTGCGTTAAGAACGGGCTGGTTCCTGATGATGAGGTGCTCCTGCCGTTTGCCTCCGACGGTGTAGACCTCGTTCACGTAGACCTTCTGCACGAAGTGGCAGTCGTTCGGGTAGGCCTCCATGCCCGCCTTGCCGCACATCCGCTCGATGTTCTCCGAAACCGAGTTTATGAGGCGCGTCAAAACAGCGTCGCTGTTGTTGTTGTCGATGAAGAGACGGTCTTTGACCCTTTGGAGGACCGTGAGCGCGTATGGCGAGATAACTTCTTTTGCCATTGGATTGGAGGACATTCAAATCCTCGCTTCGTGGCTCCCACCTCACCGGGAGGAGCCACGGGACGAAGGTTCGAACTATGTGTTCGAGACAGCCGTGTTGACGGGGAGCTGCTGCGGAGGTCCGCCCTGCACTATCTCTGCGACCACCGCGCAAGCCGGAGCCGTGCCGCCCGTGTAGGTCGGCGTGACCGCCGCGCGGAGGTACCGCTTCCGATTGAGGCCGAGGCCTTCGATGCGGGCTTCGCCATCGGTCGTGAAGGAGAGCGTCGTGCCGGTCTGCGTGGACGTGGCATTGCCGCTCAGAGTGAGCGAGGCGATGCCGACGGCCGTGACCACCAGTCCGCCGGTCGGGAGACCCGTGCCGGTGACGATGGAGCCGACGGTGATGCCGGCGACGCTCGACATGACCAAGATGGTGTTCGAGCCGATAGCCGTGTTGCCCGTCGCGGCAATAAGCGGAGCCAGCGTGAAGCCGATGGTCGTGCTCGTGTTATCGAGCGCGTCGGTAAAGGTCACGTTGTCCGCCGATTCCTGCAACTTGAAGACCAGGCTTGCCGCCGTCGGAGCCGAGGTTCCGCCCGGAACCGCCACGGAGACGCGGAGCGCGGCATCGGTCATGCCAAGCGTGTCGATGCCCGCACCGTAAATGATGCTGGAGCCGGTCACGTTCTGCATGAGGGACGCACAGAGGAGCTTGACGTTGTCAAAAATTGACATACGCATAGGATTGGTAAATTTGGCCCCTGCTTTCCTCGACCTTAATCGGAAAGGATGAATCTTGCGATTCAGCGGGCGGTTTGTTTGGAAATGGCGTCCCCCATCCGGCCCTTCCCGAGGAATGCGGGAAAGGCGGACGGGGAATGTCGTCACTAAGCGTGCGTGTAGACGACGGTGAACGCCTTCGGAAGCACTACGACGATGGCGTGGCGGTGCTTGTAGACGATGCCGCTCTGGTCGGACAAGGCGATTTCCTTGCCGCCGAACGAACCCGACTGGAAGTTGCCCACGCGGATCTCGCCCTTGTCGCCGAACGCCATGGCCTTCAGATTGCCGAAGATCATGAACGGGGTGTTCGCCTGCGATGCCGTTGCGACGGTCGTCGCCGGGAGCCACCGGTTCGTGTAAACCGGGAAGCCCATCATGTTGCCGGCCGCGCGGATCGGTCCGCCAGTCGGTTCCTTTTCGAGCCCCGAGTTGTTCGCCGCGAACGCGCCGAAGAACAGGTACGGGAGGCCGGTCGCCGTGGAGAGCGTGGAAGCTATCGCGGCCCAGACGGTGCGGTGCATGTAGAATGCGGCGCCGTCCAAGACGGATTCCTCCAATGTCGCCACTACGGCGGCTGCGTCCGTCACCGGGTTGAACGTCGCGTATGTCGTCATCGAAGACGGCATCGTGTACGTGTTCACGCCCGTGGTGTTCAGAACGCCGACAAACGGTCCCGGAGCGGTCGTTGAACCGCCGATGAACCCCTGCTGGTCGATCATGTTCGCCAAGGCTTCGCCTGCGAGCGTCATGAGCCAATCGCCGAGCTGCACCGAGGCTTCGGCCAAAAGGTCGTTGCCGAGGGCGAACGCGAGCTGCCATTTGCGGGCGATTAAGACCGCCTGGCCGAACGTGAGGCCCGTGATCTGGCCCGGAAGGTCCACGCCGATGTAGGATCCGGTCAGGAAGCTGCCAGTGTAGTTCGGAATACCGAGTTCGTCGGTCTTCATGTTCCACCGCTGGGCCTGCTTCATGATGGTTCCCACGGAAGCCGCGATACGCAAAATCGCCGCAGCCACTTCCGGCTGGACGAGATAGCCGCCGCGGTTGTCCTGCTCCTCGATGAGGGGCTCGTTGGCCTTCACGCGGATGGCTTTGCTCTCGTGGCCCTTGAAGGCCTCGATGACCTGCGAAGCGAAGTCCTTTTTCTGTTCCGCCGTGAGTCCGGTGATGTCGCGACCCTTCACGAAGCGCTCGACGGCCATCTCTTCGACGACCTGCCGGGCGGTCTTCTTGGACACTTCCTCCATCGACGCGAGGGATTTCTCCATCACGTCGTTGAAGTTCTTGGTGACGGTCTCCGAGACGGCCTCCAAGATTTTCTTTTCATCCATTGATTCAGATTTGGGATAGGTCTATCTGCCGCGCCCGGTGAGTTCCCTGATCTTAGGATTGATCTGGCGGAGCACCACTTCGGCGGCAGTTTTGACCTGCCTCGCGAGCCGCTGGTTGAAGAGGTAAGTCTCCAACTCGGCGAGTGCTCCCGAGGTGCTCGACCTTGAGTTCAGGGCCTTCTCGCCGTCGGACTCGTCGTCCTTCGGTTTGGAAGGTTCCTCCCCTCCGTCGCCTGAGGCGATTATCGCCTTCAGGGCTGCGGTTACATTGTCAACTGACTTACCGTGCTCGGAGTGGTGTTCTTCGAGCGCCTTGATAACGGATTCGAGCTTTTCCTTGTTCTTCGAGGAGATTGCGCGGCCGGCTTTGGTCTTGCCCTTCGTGACGAACTGCGAGACGAGACCCTTATAGGTTTTATGGACTTTCTGCTCGTGCCCTTCGGCCTCCTCCTCGGCATCGGATTCCTCCCGTTCGTTCTTGGCGTAATCCTCGATGAGCTGGACGGCCTCCTCAAGAAGCTCGAAGAAGCTCTCGACGGGGGATTCGCAGTAGGCGTTGCAGAAGGCGTACATGACGGTCATGACATAGTTCAGGCGCTCGTTCTTTTCGCGGTCTTCCGCGCCGCGCATGAACTCCTCTTCGACGACGCCTTTCTTCTTTTCCTCCGTCTCTCCTTCGCCCATGCGGTCGGCTTCCGCCTTGCACATTTCCTCATGCGCCTTTTCGTGGCGCTCAAGCTCGGCGCTCGCCGATTTGGTGAATTCGTCAATGGCCTTCTTTTTCGCCTCGTCAGAAGAATTCGTGGGTAAGCTCCGGCTCGGGCAGTTTGCCAAGTGAGTGATAGAGCGCGAGTTCCAGGACGCGGAAGGTTCGGAAGCCGTAGGA